TCAATTATCGGGTGTTAAGTGTAAAGAATGTATGAGAAAGCTACACAGTACTAAGTGTTAACAACTCATCAGGTCTTATATAACACACAGGGCAGTCAATCTGTTTAGATTCTTATAAACAATTCAAACGTAATTCGAAGTGAGTTGTTAACACATAAGGGTTTAAATTAGTGTTGAGTTCTTATTACATAAGCGGGCCTAATCCTGGAGAGTTCTTATTAATCAGTCGGGCCAATTTCATTCGTTCGTCTTATAAAAAGGCTTGGCTCCTGATGGCCTGAAATATATACATTTGCTGATAAAAGTATATTATTCGTGCATTTTCGTGTATAATTATTATATACAGACAGGTCACTTAATTATGAAACTCTTCAATCTCAAACTAACCGAAGCAGAATTAGAGACAATCTCAGCAGCATTAGAGGATTATAAAAACTATGATGACGAAGGAATGGATCCAGAGGACTTAATCGGGGGTTTACCAGTATTAGAGAGAGTTAACTCTATAGATGATAAGATCACAGAGTGCTTTGAATTAGGTTATTAATCCACAGCACCAGACGCAGAGGGGCAGTTAATTCCCCCCTTTGCGTTTTTATGCCCCGTCCCCTTGCCGATTTAAAAACGACTAACTACCCTAACCTACAGAGGTGACAATCTGTGAACTTTATATTGAAACTCATTGGAATTGCATCAGGTCTCAAATACCTCGGATTACTTAAGCCACTGATGTACCTCTGCTTGTTTCTGATGGCATTGCTACTTGTGATTCTTGTGTAGAAAAAAATATTCGGCCAGTAAAAAAAGGATTCAAAACCATTTTCAGAGAAAAAATTTCCCACGGCTTCAGAGGTCGTCTAAGGTTTGCAAAGGATATATAAAAATAAATTACACAATAGGAAAATGAAAATCAGTGTAGACCATTACGAGAAGGACATTATAATGGAGACTCTTCAGTATCGGTTAGAGAACGACAACATACTGCTCATCGATGGATCGTTGAAAGATGACTTAGAGGATCTGCTGTCAAGGCTGGAAGAACCGACCCTCGACTAAAAAAGAGTACCATATATACCTTAACTGTTGCATGAATTGAATTGTAATGGTATAATGTAAATGTAATTATTACGATGTTATGGCAAAAGGATTTACAGTAAAAGCAGACGTACCGAAGAAAAAGAATACGGACGAGTTTAATATTGCAGAGTGTAGACAACTAACAAGAGGCAAGACAATCGTATTCTGTCTACCTGGTAGAGGAGTATCCTATCAGTTTCTGAAGAGTTTCGTAGGTCTCTGCTTTGATCTGGTACAGAACGGTGCAGCAATTCAGATATCACAAGACTACAGTAGTATGGTGAACTTTGCCAGATGTAAGTGTCTTGGTGCAAATGTACTACGAGGGCCTGATCAGAAGCCTTGGGACGGAAATCTAAAGTATGACTATCAGTTATGGATAGACTGTGATATTATGTTTGATACAGAGAAGTTCTACAGATTGATTCACAACGCAATACCAAAAGAGGCAAGAACTTACGAGGATGTCATTCAACCAGTGCTAAATGCTGATGGTACAGAGCAGAAAGATGAGGAAGGGAAAGCAATCACTCAGGTAGTAGGTAAGAACATCATTGTTGATTCAGAGAAGGAAAGATCAATCGTTGCTGGTTGGTACTGTACAGAAGATGGGAGAACAACTTCCATTGCTCACTGGTTAGAGGAAGGTGACTTCCGAAAGAACGGTGGAGTGATGAATCACGAGACTCTCGAAACAATGGGTAAGAGAAAGAAGCCGTTCACTTGTGATTACACAGGATTCGGTTGGGTGCTCATTAAGAATGGAGTCTTCGAGCACGAGAAGATGAAGTATCCTTGGTTTGCTCCAAAGATGCAAGTCTTTGAGTCTGGTGAGGTACAGGATATGTGTGGAGAGGACGTTTCGTTCTGTCTCGACGCAATCGAGGCAGGATTCGATATCTGGTGCGATCCACTTATCAGAGTCGGGCACGAGAAAACAAGAGTCATCTAGGAGGACGCTATGCACGATCAAGGTTCAGTTGAAAAGGATGAAAGTCCTTCTGTAAAGTATCAGAGGGCTTTAGACCTGTTTACAGAGTCAGTTTTAGCACCAGACCACAAGTTACGTGGTTGTGCTCATAATCAGGGGTGTTATGATCAGTTGATGGAGATTCGAGAGCACGTTCTTGAATACCTTAAAACTCTCAAGGAGGTCACACATCACCAGAATGCTGATGAAAGTGATGAGATCGAGACAGCAAAGTTAATTGAAGCAAAAGATAAGATTGCGATGGAGTCAAAACCATTTACAAAGTGGCGGTAAAAAAATCGTCGTCAAAGTCAAAAAATCGTCGTTAAAGTTTAGGAATTATTAATTATGGCAGTGAGATTCAGTATGGGTGATTCATTAATTGAAAGTCGTCCAAAAAAGACAAGACAAGGAAAAGGAAAGCATAGTAAGTACTCTGCTACGAGTCGGAACGGTGCAAAGAAGAGATACAGGGGTCAAGGCAGATGAACTGCTGGCACTGTGGCACTGAGTTGATCTGGGGTGCCGATTTCGATATGGAAGATGTAAACGATGGAGAGGAGTCAGAATATGATTTCTACTCTACTTTTACTTGTCCAAAATGTCAATCTTACGTTGAAGTTTATCATCATAGTTAAATGTCTTGTTTAATTGCAAATTTACCCTCCTATGAGGTATGGGTAAGAAAAGAATATCTAACCGACCACAAGAGTGGTCATGGTGAGTTTGTGAAAGGAGTATGGGTTGCTGCAAAGAGTATACCAGGTCGTGCGTTCTATTTCGAGACTTATCTTCCAGAATATGCTGCGATGTTTGATAAACTACCGATATCTGCCTTCACAAGCGACCCTGAGACACCCAAACCTGATATGACCTTACATAATCTTCAGTTTTGGAATTGTATGGACTACGGAGTCGTTGCGGTGCAGAAGCAGTTTATTGGTTCAATGCATTATGAAGTGCTTACAAGAGACTATGGAACGCAAACAGGCACTTATATTTGTACTTTAGACAACTACCATCAAGATGTAGATGCGATTGACTACTCTACAAGTGAACAACCTGCCGAACATAAGAGTCATAATCTCTTAGAATTAGATAATGGGCAGTTTTGTCTCTATCCAAACAACAGAATGAGGATATATGACAATAGTATCACTCCTGAGACACCTAAGAATCCTGATTTTAAAGTATCAACAGTGTATTATCAGGTGGAGAACGGTCATGACCGTGATGGATTAGGTTCAGAAGAGAATTATTTCTGGAAAACAGCAAAAGAACGCAAAGAAAATCCCGAATTGGGATAAATAATTCAATACGGAGAGAAAAATGGTCATTAGAATGGACAAATCAGAAGAATTCATCAAATCTGGTCGAAAATTGATCAGTGAATACGATGCTGATGCCTATTATAAGGAAGAAGAAGAGAAAAAACCAGAATTTTTGAAAGAAGACCAATAAATAAACGTAATACTTCAAAAACCCTTATAGATATATTAGGAAAAATATATCAAATTGAATGGTAGTTAAAATTTCTCGTGCATTTAAGGACATTAGTTTGTCATTTAATCGGCATCCTGTTACAAATGATGTAACTGTGCTGAAAAATGAGGATGCAATTAAGAAATCAGTGATTAATTTATGCAGAACACGCATAAATGAGAGATTTTTTAATGATTTATTGGGTACATCAATCGAAGATTCGTTATTTGAAACGAATTTAGATGACATTTCATCATTTATAGAGAGAGAAATCACTGTTTTACTCAAAAACTATGAACCAAGGATAACACTTACGAGTGTTATTGCTGAATCTTTAGTTGATTCATACGAATTACAGATAAGAGTTGAGTATGAAATTACAGGATTACCATTTCCAACACAAAATATAGATTTTTTACTTCAACCGACTAGGATATAATGTCATTTACACAGTTCACTAACCTCGATTTTAATACTTTAAGGTTTCAAATCAAAGATTATTTGAGATCTAACTCAAATTTTAGTGATTTTGACTTTGAGGGATCCAATTTTTCTATATTAATTGATACTTTAGCATATAATTCTTATATTAC